TTAGTAGGACGCTCCAAAATCATAAAGATTTCTTTGACCAAACGCTTGTGGATCTCCATTATCAGGAACAATCTGTTTAATGAGATTTCTTGGGCGTGATGCAATCCATAGTTCTTTTACGCTATTTGCGAATTTCGATTCCTGTCCCTGCGCTCCAGTAACCTGTCCATCCTCAAATAAAGCATCCGCAATAATCCCCTCAATAATCTCGTTAGCACATGGAATAATCGGAACGTCTAAGTCATTCACAAGCGGCATCCAACTCTTTTTGTACCAAATTTGATATGTAGCATTAGAGGACGGCATTAAAGAGAGTCTAATCCATTGGAATAACGGAGAACGCTCAGTGGGCGATAACTTTGCAATTATATTCGCAGGAGTAGTCTTTTCACGAACCGTAACAACCCCAGCACAGTCCTGTAAGGAACCATTACTCGTTCCAACAGAGATTGTGAGTTCCGAACCAGAATCATAAGTATTCGTGGAGTCTACGGAGGTTACACCAGTCAGAGTGATATTCTCTGATGCCTGAATTCCGCTTACTTCTCCAGACACCCTAACTTGCATTGGAGTAACATCTGATGCAGAAGTAGAAAGAACCTGAATCTTATCCGCAGTCGACATTAATGCGGAACAAGCTTTAGAACCAATCTCAACATAATTATCCGCAACACCAGTCTGAACATTTCCGGATACTTCATTGATTATCGCATTAAATCTGATATGGTCACGAATATCCAACGCTGTTATTTCTTTTCCGTGAGTGGTATCCCACATCTTGATTATCTGCTCAAGGTCATAGCGAAGGGAGTAATCTCTTGTTCCAGATACAATCGATAAGTTGTAATTGCGAGTGAGTTCTCCCCATGGAAAACTTCGGAGAATCCTATCGTATCGAGTTCTACACCAATCCTTTACTTTTGGAAGTAAATCATTAGCATTAGAAGTTGAGGTGCTAGTATTCTGCACCATTGCCATCGCACGAACCTGGATTCTCTTGAAGGTATCGTTAATCACAGTAATACCTCCTTTTATGCTTCAGCGGTATAAACCAACCATGCGGCGAATTTATTGGGTCTAATTTGGATAACGTCATACTTCATGTTGAGACGAGTTACCGCAGTTGCTTCAATCATAGTTTCTAACCCAGCCACAGCCTCTTCAACTGTGTTATAGACATTTACTGTTTTAGTCGCTGTATAATTAGCCATTTATTTCTCCTTTATGCTGCTTGACCGACTGTGATTGAACCGCCAACTGAGGGAGCTGGCATAACCATCAAATGACCAAATTCATCTTCAACAGTCATGGTAATAGTTCCCGCAGCACCAAAGTCTGAGTCCGATGGATTCATTTTTAGGGGTTTCCAGTGCTGAACAATCTTAGTCACTGGACATTCAATACAGATTTCTCCTCTACGAGAATATTGGTCAGTCCCACCCCCAGCATCCGTGAAGTTTCCTTTGTAGAATGCTTCATTTCCAGTGGTTCCTGAAGCCATTCCTTTTCTTGGACGAAAATTTATTGTATACCCATCAGTGGTAGTTACTGATTGTGCTGTAGGAATTGAATACTCAACAACTGTTGCAGATACATCATTCACAGTCAAACTGAACGTCTGACCATTATTTACGGTGTGACCGATACCTGTAACATCAATATAAACCCATTCACCCGTGTCTATGGTAACTGTGGAAGTAACGACTGCCATGTGAGCCTCCTAGAAGAATTTCTTTTGAGCGATACAGTGGAGGTCGTCCCATATTGGGAAACGATGCTCGTAATTCTGTCTCGCCATGATTACGTTGAATCCTAGAGTTTCTAGGTGGCGTATTAAAGATCGTTTATTCCACATCAAATAATTCATATCAGGTTTCCAATGGATAAACCCGCAGGAACCTCTCGTGTGGATGAAATCCGTATCAGGTGTCCCTATAAATAGTATACCATCTTCGGTCAATAGGCTCTTGATTTTGGATAGTGCTTCCACTGGTTTCTCAAAGCATTCCAAGGTATGATAAATCCAAACCATACTGTATTTCTCGGATTCTGGAAACTCATGGGTTTCAAAGTTATCAGAAATATATCCATCATCATTATCAAATGTATTGTTCTTATCAATGACTGTGGGAATCCATCCCCTTCTCTTGAACTCCTCGCATTGATGATTAGTGGTCTGACCAATAATCAATACTCTTCTCCCATAGATAAGTTCCTCAATTAACGGAGCATAGATTCTTATTGGATATTCATACGCATCTTTCAACTTCTTATCGAACTGATCGTATTTGTCCCAGTATTTCCTGTCATAAATAATGTTCGGCTTCTGTGAATTCCATACAACCCCACAAGCACAGGAATACCACTTGGATTGTGTCTTCGTCTTTGCATCCTGCATGAAGTAAATGTGGGAGACGTAGGACAAGCACACAGGACATGTCCCAAGTTCTATATCTCCAACTTTAAGAGTCTCAGCTTCCTTTTTTAGATTGAGAGTCATAAACTTCCTTGAACCTTTCATATACTTTCATCATTGGAATACCCTTACTCATACAAAGACTTCCTCCGGTAACATCAAGTGGACACTGAAATTTCATATCATAGACAAGGAATAAACATGGGGAACAGGGCGATAGGATTGGGTCAGCCTCTATAGAATAATCGTTCCTGAAGTATTTAGTGATTGATTCCCTTGTATTATGACCAAGTAAGCATATTTTTTTGGTAGGATAACACCCAGCCGCATGAATAATCCCAGTGTCTGGAGCTATTACAAGGTCAACTAACCCAGTAAACTGCATTGCCATTCTCATGGGTATTCGTCCGGAAAGATTAGTAATCCTTCCTTCAATTTCTGGTTCAATGAGTCTACATTTCTCATCGCCAACGGTGATGATGTGAACATCGGGATATTCCTCGCAAATCTTCTCGGCTAAGTCCTGAGTCCAGGGCCATGCTTTGTTTCCACCACTCCCGCTCATTCCAATAAGCACATTGAAGCAATCTTTCTTTAGAAGTTCTTCGCACCGACGAGTCCCTAGGTCTCTTATCTGGTAAGACTCTCTTTCCTCGAAGAATAATTCTGGGGTCAGGTCTACTCCCTCCCACTTCTCTCCAATATGCTCAAAGGAATACTCATAGAAGTTTCGGTTAAACCGAGCCAATCGCTCTAGTTTCGAGAGTTTGTAATTAGGGCTTCTGGGGTGCTGAGAAAGACTCACTTCGATACTCTCCGAGAAGTCCAACACTTTCTCACAACCCATCTTTTTCCTAAGCCACTCCAGATGCTCCGACAAATCATTAATCGGGGTATCTTCCTTGTGCTGAACAAGTTTCTTGATGTTGGGGTTGTTCTTTAGAACTTCCATCCCACGAGTGCTAGTAACCACAGTCAACTCGTTCCCCTGTTTGTGAAGATGACGAAGAACTGGTGTCAAAATTACAAGGTCTCCAAAAGCACCGGAACGAAATACTAGAATTTTCATGTTTTCTTATAAACCTCGAATGTTAATTTCCCATAAGTCTTACTCTCGCAATCCAGAGGAACCTTGCTCATCAACTCTGCATATTTCACATTCGCCATCTTCTCCAAAAGAACCTTCTGATCTGCGTATACCCCTTCGCTCAACTTATGAGTATCGGTCTTCCCTGTAGTCACCTGATGAATATGCAGAACTCTTGACTTTGGAACTATGGAAGTATTCCACCCATGAAAATTAGCTCTTATGCAGAAGTCATTATCACTACACCAAGTCCTCATATGCTTATCCAATATCCCAATCTCTCGAATCATGTCCATGCGGACGAGTGCCGAGCAGATAGGAACCCAGTGAGTGTGGATTACATCGGGAAGGTCTGTCTTCTCATCGCACATTCTCTGATAACCACGGATTAGGTCTTCTCCAAATAATTCGATGCAGTATGGAGAATCTGTTACCATCTTTCGGGAGGAAGATGCCACTCCAATCACTGGGTCTTTCTCCATCGCATCATAGAGAATCCTTAAGAAATATGGGAATGGTTCCGTATCATTATTCAGAAGCAATACATACTTATAGTTGTTTTTTTGAGCGTATAAAATTCCCTCGTTAGTAGCCCCAGTGTACCCCCTGTTCTTTTCCAAGCGGAGAATATGAACCCTATTATCCGCATAAGGAATAGGACTGCAATCATCCACCACCACGATATCATGTACGATTCCAGAATGTTTTATGCACAAATCCGTACATTTCCTTGTATATTCTTCCTTTCCGAACATCGGAATTACAACACATATCTCTTTCATAGCTTCTTTAAGAATCCTCTTGGATGCCAGGTCATTAAAAACTTCTCCCTGCTTCTATCAATCATAAAATGTTTTGTTCTACTCATAAATTCATCTACTGCTCTCATGGGATCATCTAAACTCTCTGGATGAATCGGATTACCATGAAGTGCTGTATCTTCTACAATAAGATAACTCCCAGAAGTTACAAATCTCTCGTAAGAATACATCTCTTTTAATACATGTTCTGGTTCATGGTTTGAATCAAGAAGAACGAGAACTGTTCCCATCCCATCACATTCTTTTGTAACTTCATTTATTACATTTTCATCCGTACTCGACCCAAGAATATGACGGAGCCTTTTATGCTTAGGACGATTCTCTCTAAACTCAATGTCGATAGTTATGACCCTTCCTTTTCCAAGAAGATCGCATAACCCGCAATAATACATCGCACTTCCACTATTAAAAGTCCCAGTCTCTATAATCAAATCCGGTTTCAACTCATAGATAATTTCCTGCATTATCCAAAGGTCAAATGGACATTTCAATATCTCAATCCCCATCCATTTAGAAGTTGGAAAGTTGCTATTATAAAGAACATGAAACTTATCTACGGTTTCCGTAACACAATCTCCATTGTTTTTGGATATTCCGAATCAACATCAAATACTCGCCTTGCAGACATCACCTCAAACCCTATTTCTTTAGCATCCTCACAGAACTGTCCCATATCAAACAATATATGATTCATTCTTGGATTCCAATGTTCAAATTCATATGGATTATTTCCCCATTCGCAGAAAAATGGGTCTGGCATGTTAAACTTTAGTGTATTCCCAGAAGGAAGTGACTCATACACATTCCTCATTTCCTCGTAGGGTTTCTCATAATACTGAAATCCAATATGAGTCTTAACCTTAATATTCTCATAGTTAGTATAGAAAATGCTTTTACAGTTACAGAAAGAGTAACCAATATCAGGATATAATTCTACTTTGTCATCCTTAATATAGACCCCCTTCACCACCATTCGGTTAGAACGACCACATAAGGGACACTCCTGCATGAAGAACGGAACTACTATGGGAAGTTCTTTCGCTATCGCCATTAACCCAACGCCTCTTCTATTTTTTCCACAATTAAATCTTCGTTAAAGAATATACAGGATGGATGTTGCTCACGAACGGGACACCCAAAATATTCTCTTGGGTTCTTGTGACAAGGAGAACATGAAACAAGAGACTGCAGCCAATAAGCATTCTTCGCATACTTTACATGATTATCCGGAGAAGCTGCTGTGAGTAATTGAAGGGTTGGAGCATCCCAGGAATGAGCCACGCACGCAAGACCGCTCTCAAGTGAAATATTCAAATCCACATACTTGCATTTAAGAGAAACAGACCTAAATCCATTAATCTTGCTTCCGACATAACTAATGATCCTCTCATGCTCGAATACCTGTTCCTTACAATACTCATCTCCAGTAAGAATTACCAAAGAATTTTTATATTTATTAAGAATTTGGTTAACAACACTTTTTGCCTGAATAAACTTCTTATGAAGTGTGGAACCAGAAAGATTTATAAGAAACACAAGGTCGTATTTCTTATGCTTCTCATCAATCCATTCCTTACAGATTTTATGTTCTTCATCGGTATAATAGAGTTGTCCCCTATTCCCATAATAACTATCGGGAAGTCCAGCCGCATCCGTCATTACATCATAATAATTCTTTCCAAGATTCTCTCTTCTCCATTTATCTCCAGTGTAATATCTCCAATCATTCTCATTACAACAATATTCCTTTTCAATAGTATTCGCAAAGTTAAACACCATATCGTATTGATATCTAGCCCATTCAAGATTCTTGGACATTCGATTAAACGTCATCTTATTTACATCCACAAATTGTAACTCATCAATGAATGGATTTCCGGTCAAAATGTGCATCCCGTGATAATTAGTTTCAAAAGTAATATGAGTAACACCATAATGTTCCTTGATAAGTCTAGGCAAATGAGAGGCGTGAAGAATATCCCCAGCTCCACCAAGACGACTAATAAAACAGGTCTTCATAGAATCTCCACCTGGGGAATTGGGACTATATACTTCGCACCAAGATGTTTTGTTTTCTTAATCAACTCATCCTTAAAATTCCAAGCGAGAAGAAGAATAAAATCTGGCTTCTCTTTCTCAAACGCATCAAACGGAACAATCGGGATATCACTTCCTGGAGTTCTCTTTCCCTGTTTATCCGGTGTCTCATCCACGATGGAGTGAATAACCTCATTATCTATCTCGCAATAATTAAGAAGACTGATGCCTTTCGCAGAAGCTCCGTATCCCATAACCTTCTTCCCCTCCTCATTTAAAGAGTACAGAAGGAATGGTAAATCCTCTCTTATGAATTCTATATTCTCTGAAAAATCCTTATAAGTATTTAAATTCCAAAGATTAGAATTTTCCTCCTCCATGAGTAAATGCTCTACGGAATCCTCGATGGGTCTCTCATAAGGACAAGCATAAATTCTTAGAGAACCCCCATGAATAGGGATCTTTTCTACTCTGAAAATTGGGATTCCTAAACTCTTGAATAGAACATCAAGCGGTTTAAAAAGAAAGTAGGAAAGATGCTCGTGATAAATTGTATCAAATTGAACATAATTAAGAAGGTTGTCAAGATAAGGAACTTCTATAACCATAATTCCTTTGTGGAAACATCTAAGTTTATCCTTAGCAAGATTCACAAATGTTTTTATATCATCAACATGTGCAAATACGTTAGTTGCTGTTATTACATCACATGCCGCAATTCTTTTAGAAGATTCAGAATCCCAGAATCCGTGGATAACCCCAAGATTCTTTTTTTCACACTCATTCGCAAGATTTTCAGCGGGTTCTACCCCAAGAGTGTAAAATCCTTCTTTTCTAAATTGCTCTAATAAACATCCATCATTTGCAGCAATATCACAAACGAGTGGATTGGGAGTCCCAAGAATATCCTTTATGGTTTTTGCCATCTCACCGCAATGATTCTTGAATGTCTCTGACACTGAAGAATGATAGGGGTAGGAGGAATATAGAATCAACGGATTGACGACAATACTCAGCATTGACAGAGAACAATCCATACACAGGAGAACTTCAATGGGATAAGATTTCGAGGAATTAAAGTTATTCGCCAGGGGAACTTCTCCCAGATCAAGATACTTTACTAAATTATTTGACCCACAGCATCGGCAGGATATTACTTTTTTATAATCCATCATTCCCTTCTTAGGGTTATGAAGAAGGCTGGGGAGCGATTAGAACTCCCCAGCCCCACTCATCAATACTTAATTATCACTTGCTTGGAATGCTTCCCGATAAGAAATTCTAGGAAGCAAGGTAAGCCCCGCAGAGGTACTAATAATTGAATACAGGTTGATTGAACCACCCGTAGACACTGTAGTTTCCGTTGCAGAACCTTCCACGTTTACATTCGCCGCATGCGTCCCGACGAAAATAATCGTTCCAATCGCAGAAGTCCCAGCAGCCGAAGTAGCCGCAAGAACCCACTGAGAAGAACCACCCGTGCCGAGCGTAGTGTTCGTAATCTGCCAATCAACAATCGTGATTGGATTCATAGGAACAATCGTTTCGACAACGGCAGTTGCTCTCGTTCCAGCGGTAATGACTCCGCTGAACTGCATTGTTTTAACCGACCCATAAGAAGGGTCAGAGTATGTGCGACCGCCTTTAGAACCAGTAGCCATATTATTCCCCTTTCTTAGAGTGAGGTTACAGTGATGATGCGGGTCTGACCATCGTCAGAGAAATCCCACACCTGTTGGAAACCCAGCAATGCGTACCAAGCGATTCCCTGGTCACGACCATAGTCACTGGGGATAGCGATACGAATTTCCTCAGGGATTGCTACGCCCTCACGGACGGCATCCGCACCGAAGAAAATCGCTTCGCCGAAGATACCACCAGAACCCTTGGCGTTGCTGAGATAGTTCGTTTCCTCGATGAAACGGCAGCCGTAGTAACGCCCGACTTCCCCACGATAAAGCGGGTCAATCTGGGTGAACTGCGCCTTCGCTTCAAAGAAGTCATACAACCCACGGATTGAATTCGTGGATGCAATGCAAACGTAATTATCATCTTCACGGCGAGGGATGAGAAGAGTCTTCATCCTGTCCACGATGTCTCTTACGTTCTTATCCGACATGTTCCCAGTGGAAGTGGCGAGAGCCGTCCCAGCAGAACCAAAGGTCGTTGTAGCGGTGTTCGTGATAGTTGCGATATAATCATTCGTGTAGAACTGAGCGGCAGCCGCACTGTCCAACACAACTCTCATATCGTTTTGAAGTACCGTCTTGATCGTATCCGGAACTGCGATGTCCGCAAGAGTCTTCACCTTCTGAGTAAAAGGAATAGAATTCCCATACTCACTAATGGTAAGAGTTCCCTGCGTAATCGTATATTGCCGTTTCGGAATCGTGTCAGTTTCCGTCAAAGTTCCACCCGCAGTAGAGATGTTCGAGAGTTTATCGAAGAACACCTTGTTCCCACGGTTAGTACCAGCGGCAGGTTCCAGATCGCAGAATTGACGAAACTTCTGGAGCGTCTGTGCTTTGTACCGAACTTGAGCAGACAACTGATTATTCGTCAAAAACCCGCCAAGCGAGTTCGTTGCGAAAAGTTGTCCCATTTTAAATACCTCGGTTATTGATTAGGAATCTTTCGGATAAACCGATTCTTATTCCTAGCTTTGATTTCTTCTCTTACCTTCTCGGCATCAGAGAGGGAATTGGAATTATTAGGCTGAGCAACTTCTTCAGAAGAGTCGGTACTTGGGTCAGCAAGCACTGCTCTGGTCTTTCGCTCAGGAATAACTACCTCTCCCTTGGGAGTTTTAATCAGACCTTGTCGGTGAATCTCTCGGTAAGCGTCGGCAACAGCTCTACGAAATCCCATGATTACATCTGAATTATCGTAAAAGTCCTTGTGTAACTCCTTATCGTTATAAAGAGCTAACGCAGTCTTATAGAGAATTCCATTCTGATTAGAGAGATTCAACTCATCTTTTGGATTCGTTGTCTCATAATCTTTTGAGAGCATCGTCCAATCATTGAGTTGCTTACTCTTTTGAGCTTCGGCTTCCTTAAACGACTTAGTTTGAGACTCTTTAACTTCCTTAATCGCCATATCCTTCTCGACTTTTATCAAGTAACGAGTTGCGGCAATCTCTTCCTTCACATTGCCCTCTTCCCGCATCTTGATGATGTACGCCTCTATCTGTTCAACAGTAGGGGGCGCATCGTCTTTTGTTGTTGGCGTTGTTTCGGGAGTCTTTGTCCCATTCTTCAACCGTTCTAGTTCTGCTTTAGTCTCAGCAAGTTCCTCTTCAACAGATTTGCTCTTGGCAATCACCTTGTCGATTCTCTTCTGCACCGATTTCTTCATCCTCTCGATGGGGTCATCACTGACCACTGCATCGTCTTTGGATGGTTCCTCGGTCTTCTCCACTACTGGAACAACCTCGGTCTGAACAGGAGATGATTCGTTCTCGGCAATCACCAACTTCTCTATCTCTGCACGACGATTATCAATGAGCGATTCGGCAGGAGTTTCGGGTTTAACTTCAGCCACAGGTACTTCAGGAACCTTCGTTTCTTCGACCATTTACTTCTCCCAAGGAGTTTATAGTCTTCCTAGCGACTATTACTCAAGTTTTTTAATAGCTTTGGGGCTATAGGTTTATTCTATCACTTGGTGTCAAACTTAGTTACAATCGTGGTAACTTCCGCACATAAACAAGGAACACCGATGGTCTCCAACTTTAAAGATTCCAACCGATTAATATTCACTATCTTCCCACCTGCGAAATTAATCTGGATATTCCCGTACTTCTTCTCTTTAATCCACCGACTGATTTCTTCATCGAGCTTCTGAGGAATCATTTTCTTTTCAATTCTCTTGCTAGTTCATTAGCAGCCTTTACTCCATGCTTCTTTTCCACAGCATTTAAATTAAACATCACTCTGTTCATTCCTTCCGGATTACTCTTCTTCATTTCCTTCAACGCACGAGTTCTGTGCCACTCATAATTCTGCACTGAAGTTTCTTTATCGAACTGACCATAGTGTTCTTGTGACATCACTTACTCTCCCAGAAATATTCTTTAGACATATGCGCACCCATATCCATCGCATCCTTCCTCATATCCCTCTCTCTAAATGTGGGATGAACCAAGGACTTCGTAAGATCATTAGATAGGGTGCTGTTTGGAATCGTCTTATTCTTTCCAGCTTTCTTTAAATTCGATATCAAATTCTTGATATCAATTTTCTTACTCATATTAGCAACATCCTTTTTTCTTACCTTTTTTCTTTTTCGCCATGTTACTCCTCCGTTTCTAGGAAGGGATTATAAACCTCTCCTTTTTCGTACTGCTCTTCCGCTTTCTTTCGTTCAATCATTTTATCTCTGGAAATAACAAAGTCTTGGATTCGATTGGATAACTGGGATAGTGCTTCCTGATATCCGGAGAGATAATCCTTATTCTTTCCACCACGAGTAAGTTCTCCCTCGTAGTAATATCCATTCGTCCAGCGTCCGCAGACAGAAGCCACCCCCTCTTCAATCAACTCTTGAACGATACTCCAACCTTGGTGGGTCTTCAGGGACTCAACTAAATCCCCGTTGAATTTGATTAGAGTTTCTGCCTTACTCGGTTTATCTTGAAGCGGTTGCGACTTTGGCAGCTCTGGGGTCGCCTTGTGCGCCTTGCGAACCTGCCGTTTTTTGGGCTTGGATTCCATTTTTCATTTGCTCCGATTGAATGTGGATTTGTGTGTGTTTATTAACTAACTGAGAGATATCGGGATGTTGCATCATCTGTGAACCTTGCGGGGTATGCGCCCATTGTTCAATCACCTGAAGATGAACATTATCATCATCATCGGGAGACACTGGGACATCAAACCCATTAAATATTCTTACTAATTCATTCTGTTGAATTGCTTGTTGATCCGCTGAAGCAAATTGTGGGGCAGTGATGTACTTACTGGTTACATCCACATCTGGGTCTGCGTCAATATAATCCTGAAGCATATTAAACACATTGACGGGTGTTACAATTCCAACAGGTTGTCCTGCACTCATCACCGTCTGCATTCTTTGCATCGATTTTGCCATCTGCATCTGAGGGTCAGTAGCATCGAGACTTCCGCTCCAGGAAACTATTACCTTCACTAAGAAATCTTCCGGTCTTAACATGACCCCGCCAATCTTCATCGGTCGGTCAACAGACTGTTTGCAAATAAGATACATGTGTTGAGCAACCTCGCTCAGAGTGTCAAGGAACAATGCGATATCCATGTTCACCTGTCGGGTGCTGCTCTGATTAATCAACTGCATCTCAGTCGCAGTTCTGGCACTCCCCTGATTAACAGCAGAGCGGTTTGAGAAGTCTGTAATCGACAGGTACTCCTCAGCGTAAGCCTTGGCTTGTTGCTCTAACCGCTCCGAAGATACATCGGTGGTGATACCCTTATTCAGCATCTCAATCTCACCAAGTTCCGCTTCTACGACTTGCCCAGGTCTCATCCTAATTTCATCCCCAGACATTCCCAACTGTTTACTTACTCTCCACATGGGAGCGTTATTGTACTCATCCCTAATAAGTCTTGCATTGTACATCTTCTCAATCGTCTGATGAAGTCCTCGAATCTTTTCCGGAACTCCCCTGCTCGAATACCATCTCGTATTCTTCACCTCATAATCATGCTTCACATAAGTCCACATCCCGTGAGAATACGGGAGTTTCATCTCCTGAAGCACTCTGATATCTTTTGTCCCATCATCCTTCCCAGGATTATCTTCCGCTTCCTCAATCCATGTAAACACCCATTTCTCATTCTCATACCAGGTCTGACACTCTCTTACGTTGAAGAGTCCCCCACGAATATCCAACGTACTAACCCCTTCCGAAACCGCCCAAGAAGAATTCGTAAGGTTATCATCATTCGTCCCGCCTTCTTGATTAACCGCATCCACCACTCCTTTGTCATAAATCTTCTTATCCGCTTTTTCTCTCAACTCCTGATACGTCATCCACATGTCATGAGTAATTCGGGGAAGACGCTGTGTCTCCGTGCCAGAAGAAGGAACGATAATTCGGATGCCACGCTCAGGAATGACAGTCGGTTCGGAATAAACATCTTTCTTCACGAATGTCAGTACCTTCTTCCCCGCTTTAAATTGTTCAATCGCTTTATCAATCTGTTTTAAATCATCCTCATCCTCTAAATCCATCTCTTCCCTCTGAGAAAGAATTATCCTAAGATCTGTCTTCTTCATGGATTTTAGCGTTTTAATATCTTCGGGAGAATAATTATCCTCAATGTTAATAGTCCGATTAATCGTTTTGGAATAAAACTTCTCAATAATCTTGAATACTGCATGCCCATTCTCTAAGAAGTAATCCACGAAGAGAGTCAGTTTCTTCGCCCAAGAGAAATCTCTTTTCCTGACCAAATTATTTAACGCCCGTTCAATTCTATCCGCACTTAATTTTGTTTCTGGAGTAGCGACCTCTCCGTCATCAAGAGTCACCACAATCTGTTTCTTCATCAAAGTTCCGACACTCACAAACATTGATTTCAACTTGGTGATAAACTTATCTGTAATTGGGATGGGAACTTCTGAGGCTCCAGGGTAGGGGCGATTAGTCCTGCGTCTAAGACCAAGACGAGCGTTATAAGCAACTACCTGTTTATCCTTCCACACGCTCCTATCATCATCATCTTGTCTAACCTTCTGCGCTAACTTCTTAATGAACTCATGCCTCGGACTTCCTGATTGGGATATGGTTTGGGTCTTCTCTTGCGGTTCAATATCGGTAGGCATCATTCATCTCCAAGGATATGTTTGATATTCTCTATGTGGGATTTAAGAATCCTCACAAGAATTTCCTTATTAATAACAAGGGTCACAGGTTTTTCGTTAAGATACCGTGCTTTATCTATTATTGCATGGCAGACAAACATTTCTTGATTGTAAGAGTCGAAGAACGGTTCCACCGCCTCTTTCTCAAGATAAAATCTTATCTCATTATTACAGGTCATCCTGCCAATCGCCATATTCTTTTCCACTCTCAACTTCTCCAAAATGTCTCACCACCCTAAACTTATCTCTTTGTTCCACCTCAGTCCTGGAATGAGTGTACTTCAATGCTTCCACCGCAAGCACCCAGGAATCCGCTCTATCAGGACTTGACCCAATCAACTTCTTAATTTCTTCTTTTGCGGAAATATAAATCCTTCCGTTATCCTTCAAATACTTCGTCGCATTCAACTGTTTCATCAAAGTGTAATCATCATCAATCTGCACATTCCCACTCTTCATCTGCACCGAAGCAGAATGATAAACCTCATCCCTTCTATTAAAGTAAGTCGGGTCTTTCGCCTTCTCGCTACTTTTGAACTTTATCACTTTTAAGTGATATTTGTTGTCTCCTAATATACTTGATAATATATCAGCGACAGAGTTCCCGATGCTGTCCGCAATGAACACCTGCGCCTTATACTTATTACACAACATCAATGCTTCTGCCGCTAACTGCGGATCAGTAGAAGTCTTGATGAACTTTCTCTCCACGACATTCCCATTATTCATAACGTAGAAGACGGCCTCATCCTCCCCTTCTCCAGCAGGGTCTAAGGCAACAACAATTCTGTCGGGACTCATAAGCGGACTATTCCTAGTCGCCTTCTTCATCTCTTGAAAATCAAACATCACTCCTTCTTCCGACCCTTCGTAATTAATATCGAGTTCCTGTGCGATTTCGACTTTATCTTGGTTCCTTCTCTTACACTCGTTGTCGTACCACGCCTGGTCTTTTTCTGGATGGAGTTTCCAGTGGAGGGTCTTGACATCAATACTCCCTGAGTGTCGTAACTTGGCAAATTGGTTATTAAGTCCACAGGGAGTAGATACCACGATTCGACAATTAGTTGAGTCAGCACTTGCACGCCACGCTTCTGCGTCAGTTTCCCAAAAAGAAAACTCGTCAAAAAAGATAGCACGTCGTCTACCAGACCTCGAAAAGTTCGCATTTGTAGCCTCCCCCGTGATGGTTGCCTGTGTCTTCGGATTAATCAATTTCATGTAATTCGAGTGCTGCTTCCAATTGAATCCTTCCGGCCTCATCCATGAGGGTTGACTCTTAACAATGAACCGAATCTTTTCAAGAAGAGTGTCCATGTTCCCAATCCCATCGATGTATTGCTCTTTGCGGCTTCCTACCAAGAAATCGAACCCTTCTCCCTTAAACTGCCAGAACCAACAGAATACAAGAAGCACGCACCAAGTCACTCCCATGTCTCTTGATTTTTCCACAAGAATATCTTTTTGATTCTGAATAGAATCGACAAGTTCGAGAATTAATTTATCTTCGTAGGGATAAGTAATAAATGGAATGACGCTTGGGTTCTTCCTCGGATTGTAAGTCATCACGAAAAGATTCACCCAAAAAAGAATGTCCTTGGAACAAACCCCGTAAATAAAATATCTGGATTCCGGCTTCTTCTGCGCCAACTGCAACAACGCAAACCGCCTGTGAAGATTTTCCGCCTCGGCCTTCGGGATGTGATTGAATGCACCATCTTCGGCGGGAATAATCTCCGGAGTAATTACTTCGTGAGATGAACTATCTACAGCATCCACTATTTCATCCATGAGTCACTTTAAAATTTTCATATAATTTTCTAGGGAGTAGATTCAGATTCACACCCGCCCTCCAAATCCGGCTCCCCCCACCCCCTTGGGTGACAAATAATTCATGGGATAATAATTCTTTACATAACATATGTTATAGAACTTGTGTTGTTGTATGTTGTTGGTACATAAGCACTTAGCACGCATGCTATTATGCTTGAACATCCTATAATCCTAAGCATTGTCGCTTAACATGCGTCTAATATTGTTCAACATTTCGGCGCATGATTCGTTTCCGATTAGATTGATCTGTACGTTGTTTGTTTGCTCTTTCTTCCCTTCATTCGCTCCGATGTATCCTAAAGCTTTTCCCGCTATATCTAGGAACCTTGGTTTATTTGCTTCAGTAATTTCTAGTCCTTTGTAATCGGATATCGCCATATCAATGAAGGATTCCTTTGATATTGCCTCGATTCTCTTTGATTCCTGCTCTTTTATGGCATTGATTATCTTCGGTTTGCGCATTAACTGACAACCTATCTTGGAGGCTGACTTTGGGGAATATCCGGCTTTGATGGCTGATTCTGTTTGATTGTGGGAGGTTTGATAGTAGGCGATGAATAATGCTTCTCGTTCGTTAATGCGTTTAGCCATGTAATCAGATTAGATTAAATATAACTAATTGTCAAGTGAATATAATTCTCGGTCAATGAAATTGGGATATACAAGATGTAGGTACTCAAACTATTTTTAACTATTTTCATTTTAGGGCTTGACATTCGACAAGC